ATTATCTTCCTTATTTTCCACAACCAGAAATAAGAATGATGTTAGCTGGTTTTGCGGCCAGAGAAGCACTACACATTGCTGCATACTCACATTTGATTGAAACATTAGGACTTCCAGAAACAACATATAGCGAATTCTTAGAATACGCTGAAATGAAAGATAAACACGATTATGTTTTAGATATTGCCGGTAAAAATGGAACCAAAGAGAACACTGCACGCCATATCGCCGTGTTCAGTGCTTTTACTGAAGGTATGCAGTTGTTCTCCTCCTTCATTATGTTATTGAATTTCCCACGCCATGGTAAAATGAAAGGCATGGGTCAAATTGTTACATGGTCTATTGTTGATGAAACAATGCACGCTGAGAATATGATGAAATTATTTAAAACATATATACAAGAAAATAATGAAATTTGGAACGATGAATTGAAATCGAGTATTTACACAATTGCAGAAAGAATGGTTGAACTTGAAGATAAATTTATTGACCTTGCTTTTGGCATTACTGAAATGCAAGGCCTAACTAAAGAAGATGTGAAGAAGTATATTCGTTATATTGCGGATAGACGATTGATTGGTCTTGGTATGAAAGGTATCTATAAAGTTAAGCGTAATCCTCTTCCGTGGGTTGAAGAAATGATTAACGCACCAACACACACTAATTTCTTTGAAAATAGAGCTACAGATTATGCTAAAGGTGCCGTTCAAGGCAACTGGAGAGAAGTGTGGGCATAAAGGAATAAAATGGAAAAACAAGTAAATGGAGAATGTCATAATTGTGAGTCCACATATGATGTATTGTATGTTGAAGAATTAACATCAGATGATTATCCACAATTTTGTCCGTTTTGTGGCGAACCCATAGAAGAATTAACCGAGCGTGAATATATAGAGGATGATAATGACGCTATGGATAGTGGAGAATGGGATTAAATTGGATTTTTGAACAAAAAGAATTTACGGAAGATTTGATTGCCGATAATTATGGTTTTGTTTATCGAATAACAAACAATTTTACAGGTAAAATGTATATTGGTAAAAAGTTTTTTTATTCATCGAAAACAAAACAAGTAAAAGGCAAAAAAAAGAAAATTAAAGTTTTCAGTGATTGGCAATCTTACTATGGTTCTAATGATGAACTAAAAAAAGATATTTTTAAATCGGGAAAAGAAAACTTTAAAAGAGAAATCATTCATCTATGTAAAAGTAAAGGTGAGTGTGGTTATTTGGAAGCAAAAGAACAATTTGTAAATGGAGTTCTTGAAAGTGATAATTACTATAATACATGGATAATGGTTAGAGTAAGAAAATCACATATTAAAGGGTTACAATGTTAAATTACTTGGAAGATATTAAAGAATATGATGCATTATTTTTCATGCCATCCGAAAAAATTGGAGCTATACAGATTTCAACAAACACATACAAAAATCCTGGAGAACCATTAGAAAACAATAATATGGGTTTTTCCTGGCATGTAATACTTTTTAAAGAAGGTGAAGAAGGTATAGAAAACCTAGACCATTTTGATGCCATTCTTTCGGAACCCAGGGAATATATTTCCAACTTGATTACACAAGACTGGTATGGTGTTATTGCCAAAAAAACAACAACATCACATGCATTCCTAAATGATGTGCTTGCCAAGTTTAGAAATTACTGTTAAAATAGAGTTTTAAAGACTGAAAAGGTTGTTATGATTCTCGTTGATTTGAACCAGGTACTTTTGGCTGGTCTAATGGCACAAATTGCAAATGCCAAACCCAAAATTCAATTAGAAGAAGGTTTGATTAGACATATGGTTCTGAATATCATCAGGACCCACCTAAAGAACTTCCGAAAAGAATATGGTGAAGTTATACTGTGTGCTGATAACAGAAAATATTGGCGTAAGGAATTTTTTCCATTTTATAAAGCCGGCCGAAAGAAAACCAGAGAAAAATCAGATTTGGATTGGCATTTAATTTTTGATATGTTGGCAAAATTCAAACAAGAATTGCGAGAGAATTTTCCATACAAAGTTATTGATGTTGAAGGCGCCGAAGCTGATGATATTATTGGCACACTTGTACCACGACATATTATGCATGAGAATATTTTGATTATATCAAGTGATGGTGACTTTCTACAATTACAACAATGGAATAATTATTTAAATTGTGGACATATAGTAAAACAATATAATCCGGCACAAAAGAAATTTATTATATCCGAAAATCCCTTAGATGATTTAAAAGGAAAAATCATATCAGGCGACAAGGGTGATGGCATACCCAACATTCTTTCCTCATCAGATTGTTTTGTAACTGGAACTCGACAAACAACAATCAGTAAAGTGAAATTGGATAAATTCATGTCCGAACACTATAATGATTGGGAAGATGAGAGAGCTAAAATTGGTTTTTCTAGAAACCAAACATTGATAGACTTACGAAATATACCTAACGATATCAAAGACAAAATTATAAATACATATGAAGAAACCAAACCTGCACCCAAAGGCAAAATTTTGGATTACTTCATTGCAAATAAACTGAAAAACCTGATTGAAGTAATTGAGGATTTTTAATGAAACCTTTATATGAAATATTTGATGAATTTGAAAGTTGTGGAAACAAAAAACAAAGAATGGAATTGATAGGAAAAAATCTATCACAAACATTGGTAGATGTTTTAAAATTTACTTTTCATCCAGATTTTAAATGGAAAGTAAAAGAACTTCCAGAAAATTACCGAGTACCAAATGATATATTACCCGGTATCACCTATGATAGTTTGAATTCTCAATTAAGAAGGTTGTATCTGTTTCAGATTGGAAATGAAACTTCTGATACTCTATCAGAAAAAAGAAGAAATGAGTTATTGGTTCAAATGTTAGAATCTATTGAACCAAGGGAAGCTGAAGTTTTACTTGGTATTTTCCAAAAAGACCTGGGTGTAAAAGGACTAGATTACAAATTTGTCAAAGAGGCTTTTCCAAATCTCCTACCATGACACCAAGAGAAAAAATTGTTGTTACATCTGGTGAATTCAATACATTATCTCCAAAAGAAATTAAATTCTTGAAAAAATGCCGAGAAAAAGGCGATTGGTTAATCGTAGGCATAAATTCTGACATGATAATGTACCACAAATACGGAACAATAGAAAATGATTATAAAGAAAGAGTTGAATTGTTACAAAACGTAAAATATGTGGATGAAGTTTTTAGATTTAATGATTTGGATGGTACAGATTGTAATTTATTAAAAATAGTTAAAGCGTGTTATCCACAATCCGAGATAACATACATTTCGGAGTGTGATATGCACAATATGCCTGAAACTAGAATCAAAGGCATCACTTTTGAAGTATTAAGCAAGGAGTAATTTTAAGTGTCAAAATTTATTGGCAAATTCCGTAAGGAAAAAGACTATGATGACGATTGGAATCTTTCCAGAAAAGAGAAAGACCAAAAGAAAAAATCCAGAGTTAAAAAATCAGCATATTATGAAATGGATGGATATTATGCTGAAGAATTAAGTAATACCAAAAAGAAACAAAAGTATTACGTTTAATTTGTTGTAGGGTAACAACAATACACTTGCAAAATATCTGCACCAGTGTTATAATACACTTATCTGTTGTGGAGATATTTTGATGATGATACACACCCATATACCCAAATCGAAAAAACGCAAACCTAATGCGGCTCAGCGTCAACTTGCTGCTGAGTGGGATTCTATTGTCAAAAAATATCAACCAAAAAAGAAAATTGTCACAAATGTGGCCGCATGGACAGGAACAAAATCACATGTTCGTGAAACCAAACATTATCCTTCATTAAATACAGGTAATGGTATGGCCACAAAAGCACCTGCAAAGGTTTATACAGGAACAAAGGTCATGGGAATTGCAACAATGCATAAATCAAATGCTGTTCCTGTGTTTAATAGTGAAGAAGCAGTAGAAATTTCAAAAATGAGGCGTTAAAATGAAAAAAGATTTATCGTTTGTTGTAAAATTACAACGGCCTATATGCAGGACGCCAATTAAGCCTGTCCAAAAACACAAGGTTGATGTAAAATACTCCCGTAAGGTGAAACATGCAGCAAAAAACTTGGACCGCTGATATCATTGAAGCTAATGATGGCACTGGAGATGCAATATTGCAATTTCCTGATGACTTCATCGCTGAAACAGGGTGGAAAGAAGGCACCGTGTTGAACCTGGAAATTAGAGAAACGCCAACTGGCAATGTGTTAGTAATTACCGAGAAAAAATAATGTCAAATTTTAATTCAAAATCACTTTTGGCTAAATTGATGGCCACGGAAAATCTGTATGTTGAGCAGGCGAATGTTCCTACTGCCAGCTTTG